CAGTTAGAAAAGAATTATTATTAGAGGGTGGAGCATACGGACATATGGCACATCCTTTTGATGACAAAGATTTGACATTTAAAGATTTAAAAAATATTATAGAAATGGGTTTGGGTGGAGAGTTAAACCGAGAAGATAATGTAACGGAAAAACTTGATGGACAAAACCTTATGATAAGTTGGAGAGCATAATGGCTATTACAATAGATGTTAAAAAGGGTGATACTATACTTGTAGGAAAATTTAAAAACAAGAAAATGGTAATAAAAGATATAGGTGTAGATAAACACGGAATGCCGACTATAAATGGAAGAAAAGCTACTACATTTAGAATACATAAAACAGTAAATATTTTCGATAAGGGGTTTGATGAAAAAATTGATAGGGATGCGGAAGGATATGGAAAATATGATGATACTGATGATAGTGATTTTGATGAACCTTCAAAAACTAAACAGTTAGAGAGTAAGTCTACTTATAAAAAAATAATGGAGATGAAATAATGGAGTGGTTAAAGAAGTTAGTAGTTGCAATTTTAGGACTTTTTGGTTTAAGTACTATTTTAAGTGCTAATAAATCAAAAGAAGTAAAGGAATTAGGGAAGGTAATCAAAGAAAATAAGAAAAAAACAAAAGAAGTAGTTAAAAAAATAGAAAAATTACAAGAACATAAAAATAAAAATAAAAAAGAAATAACAAATTTAAAAAGAAAATTGACCAGAACAAAAAATGAGGTCAAAAAGATGGAAACGGCCTATGAAAATGATGAAGTAGAAGATGCAGCAGATTTTTTAAGGAAGTTTTCAAAGAGTAAATAATTATATATATGTATATAAGGAGAAAATAAAATGGCTATTGGAGATAGAACACCACCTGCAGTAAGAGGTAATCTTGGTAAATATAATAATGTTCACCTTGTTGGTAATAGTACAACCTTTTTTGCAACAGGTTCAAATGAAGCCGCTGCATTCGTAGTAGCTGGAACTAGATCACAGATTACATTAACATTTTCGGGTGGAGGAACATCCGCTGGTGATGTTTTTGATGCTGGTGTCGTTCATGAAATTGGAGTTCAAAAAGCTGTAACTGGTGCCGGAAGCACAGTTTATCTACTTAGATAAGGAGTGAATATGAAATATCTTTGGATATTATTGATATCCATCCCACTATTCGGACAGACAACATTTACACAAGAAGAAGCGCTGGAAATGATTAAACAACGAGATGCTCAATGGGAAGGTAAAATTGAAAAGGCTGATTTGTTGATAGCATCACAGAAAGTGGTAATCACAGACCAAGAAAAATTAATTAATGAGTTAGAATCACAGTCCAATCTTGATTCTTTAATAATAGTGGCAAAGGGTAAACAAATAGAATCTTTGAAGGCACAAAATGTGGCCAATGAAAAAATGGCAAAGTTAGCAAAACCAAGTTGGTATGAAAACAAGTGGCTATATTTTGGATATGGAGTGGCCGCAGTAACTATTCCAACTTATTTTGGGATACAAATAGCGGACTTAGCAAAATAATGAGTGGCATAAAAGCAGTCATCAAAGCAGAATATCTAAAATGTGCACAGGACCCTGTGTATTTTCTAAAGAAGTATGCTGTTATACAACATCCAATACAGGGTAAAATTCCATTTGCATTATATGAATTTCAAGAAAATACATTATATGATTTTGAAAAACATAATTACAATGTTATTCTGAAAGCCCGTCAGTTAGGTATATCCACACTTACCGCTGGATACGCATTATGGATGATGACTTTTCAGAGTGATAAGAACATATTGGTTATTGCAACTAAACAAGATACCGCTAAAAACTTGGTTACGAAAATCCGAGTTATGCACGCAAACTTACCAAGTTGGGTTAAGTCAAAGTGTGTTGAGGACAACAAATTGTCGTTACGATATTCAAATGGTTCACAAGTAAAGGCGATATCAAGTACTGAGGACGCAGGTCGTTCAGAGGCGTTGTCATTATTGATACTTGACGAAGCAGCATTCATTGACAAGATTGATACAATATGGACTGCTGCACAAAGTACTCTATCAACTGGTGGACAATGTATAGCACTTTCAACACCAAATGGTATAGGTAATTGGTTTCACAAAACTTGGGTAGGAGCTGAAGAAGGTGATAATGATTGGAATTTTATTAAATTACATTGGACTTTACATCCAGACAGAGAACAAGAATGGAGAGATGAACAAGATAAGTTGTTAGGTCCTTCAATGGCAGCACAAGAATGTGATTGTGACTTCATCACTTCTGGTCAAACTGTAATTGATGGTGTTATTTTAGAAGAATATAGAAATACACAAATTGAAGATCCAGTTGAAAAGAGGGGAATGGATAGTAATTTATGGATTTGGAGACAACCTGATTATACTAAGAATTATGTAGTTGCTGCTGACGTTGCTCGTGGTGATGCATCAGACTTTTCTGCATTTCATGTAATAGAAATAGAGAGTATGGAACAAGTAGCAGAATATAAGGGAAAAATACCTACCAAAGATTTTGGTAATTTATGTATGAACACTGCTGTGGAGTATAACAACGCATTACTTGTGATTGAGAACTCAAGTATTGGTTGGGCTACTATACAACAAGTTATTGATAGAGAGTATGATAACCTATTTTATACAAGTAAAGATTTACAGTTTGTAGATGTCGCAAGACAAATAACAAACAGATACAGACAAAAAGATAGACAAATGATTCCTGGTTTTAGTATGACAACTAAAACAAGACCATTAGTGATAGCAAAATTAGAAGAATATTTTAGAGAAAAATCAGTTATCGTTCATTCTGATAGACTGATTGATGAATTATTTGTGTTTATATGGCACAACAACAAAGCCCAGGCAATGGAAGGATACAATGATGACCTTCCAATGAGTTTGGCGATAGGATTGTGGGTAAGAGATACTGCACTTAGGTTGAATGCAGAGGGAATTGCCCTACAAAAAACAGTCTTAAATAAAATGTTAGATTATGAACCAGTTTACACTCCCCAAGAAGAAGCAGCCGAAGGTTGGGATTGGGAAGTACAAGGTGAAAGAGAAGATCTAACTTGGTTAATAAAATAATAAGAGGATAAAATGGCACAAACAAATTTAAGAGCTAGACTACAACGATTATTTTCCACGAATGTCATTGTAAGACATGCAGGTGGTAGAAAGTTAAAAATTGCCGATACGGATAGAGTTCAAAGTGCACAGAGAAATAGTCTTGTAGATAGATGGTCAAGATTGCATACTAATATGACGACTGGTGGATATGGACATTCACAGGCGATTAGTTTTCAGGCACAACGATTGGCTCTATTTAGAGATTATGAAGAAATGGATAATGATGCAATTATTTCAAGTGCACTTGATGTTTATTCAGACGAATCCACAATGAAAAATGAATATGGTAAGATATTAGAAATCAATTCAGAAAATGAAAATATTCATGATATTCTACATAATCTTTTTTATGACATATTGAATATAGAATTCAATTTATGGCCGTGGGTTCGTAACCTATGTAAATATGGAGATTTCTATCTTTATTTAGACATTAAAGAAAAGTATGGCATTACAAATGTAATTCCACTTTCAGCATATGATGTTACTCGTATTGAAGGTGAAGATCCAGAGAATCCATATATGGTTCAGTTTATGGTTGAAGAAGGTGATACAAGACATTCAGGTCGTATGGCAGGAAATAAAGAATTAGAAAACTATGAAGTAGCACATTTCAGATTACTTTCAGATGCAAATTTCATACCATATGGAAAGGGTATGATTGAAGGAGCCCGTAAGATTTGGAAACAATTAAGTCTTATGGAAGATGCTATGTTAATACATCGTATAATGAGAGCTCCTGAAAAAAGAGTATTCAAGATTGACATTGGAAACATTCCACCTGCAGAAGTTGAAAACTTTATGCAAAAGATTATAAATAAGATGAAAAAGGCTCCTGTTATGGATGAAAATACGGGCGATTACAATTTAAAATATAATATACAAAATCTCACAGAGGATTTCTTCTTACCAGTTCGTGGTGGAGATAGTGGAACTCAAATTGATAGTCTCGCAGGATTAACATACGAAGCAGTAGAAGATATTGAGTATCTAAGAAATAAGTTAATGGCAGCATTAAAAATACCAAAGGCATTTCTTGGATACGATGAGGCAGTTGGTAGTAAGGCAACTTTAGCGGCAGAAGATGTTAGATTTGCACGAACAATCGAAAGAATACAGAGAATTGTTACGAGTGAATTAACAAAGATTGCTATTGTTCATTTATACGCACAAGGATATACAGATGCAGACCTTGTTAATTTTGAATTAGATTTAAAGAATCCATCTACAATATATGAAGAAGAAAAGATTGAGTTGTGGAACAATAAACAAAGTCTTGCTTCAAGTCTTATGGACGCTAAAATAACAGATACAGAGTGGATTTATGATAATGTATTTAAGTTTACAGAAGAAGAGAAAAAAGAGGTTAGACTTGGACTAATTAAAGACCAAAAACGGAAGTTTAGGTGGTCTCAGATTGAAATGGAAGGTAATGACCCAGTTCAGAGTGAAGAAGCAGTCGGAACACAAGGAGCGATGGCAGATGGTGGAGGTGGAGAAGCACCTCCAGGTGGAGCACCTCCTGGAATGGGAAGAACAAGTCGAGAATTAGAAATGGATATGCCAGATGATGGTTGGCCTGGAAGTGGTCGTCCAAAGGAAGGTCCTAAACACGGAAAAGACTCAAGTATAAGGGGTCGAGATCCACTTGGTAGTCATGATAAACGAAAAGGTGGTAGTGGTAGTCCAAAATATGGAATTGCATTAGCACATTATGACGCATTAAAGAAAAGTTTAGGAAAAGTAAGTCGAGCAGAACAAAAAATACTTGTTGAGACGACTGATGTAGAAGAAGAATATAAAAATGAGGTATCTTCATCTTTAAGTGATACTTAAACGATGAATTATTAGAAGTTTTTATATTTATAGATGAAGAAATATACTTATTTAGGAGCATAGATTATGGCCCAACGTGTAAAACACTCGAAGATTAAAAATACGGGAATTCTTTTTGAATTAATTTCCCGTCAGATAACAGTTGATGTGATGAATGGTGATGATAAAAGTAAATCTGTAGAGGTGTTAAAAAAATACTTTAATGAAAAGACAGAACTTGGTAAAGAAAATCAACTATATCAAGTTTTGTTAAAAGAAAATTATAATTCGTCTCGTAAGGCAGAAAAATTGGTCGATGCCGTATTAAGGGCCAGAGAAAAATTACAAAATAAAAAACTTCGTAATGAAAAATATAATCTTATTAAAGAGATTAAAAAGAATTACGTTGTGGAAGATTTTTTCAGAGCACGAATCCCTAACTATAAAGTATATGCTTCTATTTATAAAACATTTTTATCAGAAACTACTCCTGTATTTGATCCAAAAGAAGAAGTAGAAAGTACTTTTTCTATTATAGAACATATTACTCGTAATAAAATTAAATCACGAGATGCAGACAGTAAAGTAATTTCTGAATTTAAGAAAGAAGATAAAGATTTAAGATTACTTTCTTATCAGTTAATGGTGGATAATTTTAATGGTAAGTATAAGAGTCTTAATTCTATGCAAAGAAATCTGTTGAAAGAATACGTTAATAATATTTCTAATACTAATTCATTAAGAGAATTTATAAA